TGATAGTTAAGGCCATATTCATCCGCATTTGTTGTATCAACAGCTTCAGGAAATGTTGCCAAAACATCTTGAGCAATCAAGAAACTTCTGCGTGTTCCTTCAGCATCAGCTTTGTATTTACCAACAACGGTACGCCATGCAGACAGTTTTTGTGTAGCGTTTTCAATTGGCTCAATAATGTCTTTAACTCGCTCATCAGAAGCAGCAGTCCAAGATGTTGCGCCAGACGAAAGATAAACACCGCCAGAACCGTTGCAGTCAATGTAGAAGCGAGTTAGCGAGTTATCAAAAAACTGGCGAACTTTTCTAGTGCCGTTGTTTGCAAAAGTAAGTTGTGTGTATGTAGTCCCGGCGTTATCTAGAAATAGTTGGTTGCCATCGCCGCCTTTGATAACTACACGGTTTGTATCTGGGTTACTCGTAGTCCCCACCAGCAAGTTACCGCTGGAGTCGATACGGGCGCGTTCGGTGCCGCCGATCTCCCATGAATGTCGTCCTGCCGCAGTGTTGTAGACAAGTAAGTCTGTTGCAGCACGAATGTAGTTGCTTGTGTTTGCGTTAACTGACCCAGCCGAGCCAAGCGTTAACCGTACATCAGCAACACCGCGCATAGAGATTGCGCCTTCAACCTGAAGTAACGACCCCGGCGAACTCGTCCCAATGCCCACGTTACCGGACGCATCTACCCTGACTCGCTCCGACCCGCCAGTAGACACACCGACAATATCGGTTCCAAAAAACACACCCGTGTTGGCATCAGACCCACGAATCGCAGGTGTACCCGCAGTCCCGTCAACATCGGACAAGCCGTTTGTGCCGTCAAGAATTAAAGCCATCTCGTACCTCCTTAAAGCACAACCCAGCGACCACCGCTAGGAATCGTTACAGTTATCCCATCATTAATCGTGATAGGCCCAGTGCTCATCGCACTCTTATTCGTACTAATCGTATAGTTAGCAGTCACAGTTCGAGAGTTCTCATAGAACACATCATCTTGACCTGCACCTGTAGCACCCCCTCCAAGCTGGAAGACAGTACCAGAACCATTCTTAGAGAACAGCTTTCGGTCAGTAAGGTTGACCGCCAATTCACCTACAGCCAACTGACCCGAGGTGGGAACAGCAGCAGCAGTAGAACTGCGTTTGATTTGAATAGTGTTAGCCATGATTAATAAGTGCCTCCGTCAATGGTGTCTGTCCATGAAGTGTCATAATCGGTTGAAGAATTCTTTGTAAGGAACTGACCAGCAGTACCACCTGCTGCAACTCCGGGGCCAGTAGCTCCTGTCTCCCCCTGAGGCCCTGTAGCCCCTGTTGCACCCGTGGCCCCTGTTGGCCCCTGTAGGCCTGTCTCACCTTGGATGCCTTGCGGCCCCGTAGCGCCAGTAGCACCTGTGGCTCCAGTAGCACCAGTATCCCCTTGAATACCCTGAATACCTTGGTCACCCTGTGGGCCTGTCGCACCCGTTGCTCCTGTAGCACCCGTTGGGCCTACCTCGCCTTGGATACCCTGTATGCCTTGCTCTCCTTGTGGCCCTGTTGCTCCGGTGGCCCCAGTAGCGCCTGTGTCTCCTCTAGGAATACTGAAAGCAAGGGTAAAAGCCTCACCATCGTAGACTACAGTAGCATCATCACCTGCATCCAGCGTAGCCACCGTGATGTCTAGGTTTTCAGCAAAGTTAACGCTACCCTCAGCAGCAGCTTCAGCAGCAGCCTGAGCCACCTCAGAAGCCGTTTTAGCAGCTTCTGCGGCTGTCTGTGCACTCTGGGCAGCACCAGCAGCGTTAGAGGCTGTAGAGGCGCTTGTAGAGGCTGCTGTGGCACTAGACGATGCGCTGGTAGCTCTCGTGGTAGCAGTAGCAGCACTGGCAGCAGCAGCGGTTGCAGCAGCTTGAGCAGCAGCAGAGTCAGCAGCTACTTGGTTAGCTAAAGTGTTTGTAGTGCTCTCACCAGAGCCGCCAACACCACGAAAGAGTGCCATAGTTAATCCTTTTTAGCGGGTCGTCCCCGCTTAACAACTGGTTGTTCAGGTTCTTGTACCCATTCTGGGTTGGATTGTACCTTCTCTGGGTACACTTCTTCATATTCAGGGTGCAGTCGCATACCTACAATATCAACATCATCTCGGAAAGTAACGGTGTTGCCGTTAGTTTTACATTTAAACGTAGCAGTCATGTTTTCTTTCTTTCTAGTATGCACAAGGAAGCCCCCTCGTGAGAAGGGGCAACCGTTTACCTACTCAATCAAGCAACCAAGGCAATAGCCACGGCAGCTTCATCACGCAGTTCCTTAACACCGTAGAGCATATCTGCGGTGTACAAGGTAGCCAAGTACTCTTGCTTGTACTGAGTCTGCGAACGAACACCCATCTGCTCTGCCAAGACGAAAGCGTCTTTGTGGAACATCAAGGCGATACGAGCAGCACCCGTAGCGGTTTCGCAGTTGGTAGACACATAGACTTTAACGCCGTACACATCGCCAATCTGACCGTTACGGATGGTGTTAGCACCAGAGGCTTCACCAGTGAAGGACTGCTCGGTGAAACGAGCCAAACCCATCAAGGTGTTACGAGCAACAGGAGGAATCACCAACACACGACCATCCATAGGAACGTCAGCATCGTCCAAGGTCTGGATAACTTTACGGATAGCAGCATCAGTCAATGCAGCTTCGTTAGTACCAGTGTACAAGGTCGAACCATCGGAACCAATGACAGCCTTGTCATAAGCGATAGTACCGTCACCGCCCTTAACACCACGACCCAACTTCAACAAGTCGGTATCAACTTGTTTAGCCAAGGCGTAACCAGCATCAGCGGTATAGAACTTACGCAAAGAAGCCAAAGCCTGAACTTCGGTGATGTCTTCGATAAAGCGGCTATACTCATAGTGTTGGTTAATCAAAACCTGCACTTCGGACTCGGTGCTCTGTTGCAAAACAACCTGAGTTTCGGTAGTCTTAGCAGAAGCAGTGCCACGAGTTGGCTTAGGGATGTGAAGGGTATCACCTTCTGGAATGAACGTCGCTGCACGGGTGTTGTTAACGGAATTAGTAGGAGAAAATTCACCAGCCATGATAAATACCTTTCAAAAGAGTTTATAAAATCATTTTACACGCCCCGTTGCATAAGCAGCCATGATCTCATCGCTGAGGGCTGCATAGCGTTCAGGGTTACGAACCATAAGGTCGATAATGTCGGAACGTCGATAAGTCTTCTTAGAACCAGACTCACCTGCTGACTTAGCACTGCCCGTGGAGGCAGCTTTTACAGCTTGCTTTCGCTCTGCTTGACCAATAGCCTTGCTGCTATCAACCACAGCTTTGCGTTCTTTCCATGTGGAGAGAAGCTCATCAGCGGCATCAAGGTCAAAGGCTTTGTCTGCTCGAACGAACAGTTCTTGTCGAACCCGACTCTTGCCAATCCAGTCAGCAAACTCAGGGTCTGCAATAACCTGTTGGTGGTCGGGATGAGCAGCCTTCAATCGGGCAACTGCTTCAGCTTGTTTCATCTGATTAGAAACCATCTCCGCTTCTCGAATCTTGGGATGGTTAGCAATAGCTCGACTTACAGCTTTCTCAGGGTCTGAGAAGAAGTCAACGTCTTCATCGACAGTATCAGGGGCTTGTTGTTTTTGAGTGACGGTTTGGGCTTTAATAAAGTCATCCACAACGCGGCGAAGTTCACCAACTTCTGAACCCTGTCGCCCCAGAGCCTTTTCAGCCTCTTGGTGCATACGAGCAATCTCTTTTGCAGACTTACCACGGTATTTCTCCGGGATTTCGTCCTCCTCTTGGGAAGCAGGTTCGTTATCAACCTGTGCGTTATTGATGTCGTCGTGTTGGGTATCAGCTTCGTTAATGTCGCTTGTGTCTTGTGTATCGACTGGATTCAAGTCTTCGTCTAGGAATTTTGCCATTCTTACTCCGTAGTGTATAAACTATTATGGAAGGTTATTAAGTGGGTTGTCTATTAATAGAGTCCACTAGCTTTTTGTTCAGCTTTGAGCTTCTGAGCGTGTTTACGCTCCCATTGCATTGCTGCTCCGGGAAACGACCCTGTAGTGCCCTCTAAACTAACACGGGGAGTGCCTATTTGTCTCAAAGCTGTTTGACCACATACCGGACAGTTAATTTCTCTGGTTACAGAGTTAACAAATGATTCCGATAGATGATCGTTGGAACAAAGGAAATCAAACACTCTTAGCATTGTTGTACTCCTCGAACGCGCTTTTAATAGCGTCTTCAAAGCCCACCAAGCGGTGCAAGACTTCTAATTGTCCCTTGCGGTACATAAACTGTTTCTCATCATGAAGAGTGTCCAGCGTATTAAGGTGTTTGAAAGATTCATCAAACTCCTCTTTAAACTGTTGCCACCCTTCCGTCAAGAAGAAGTCCATGTAAGTTTCAAAATACTTTTCTAGTTCTTTATCCGTCATGGAGAACCTTTCCTTAAATTGTTATTAGTTACTGTTTTGCATCTGCATACGCACAACCTCTGCGTCTTGGTCGATTTGTTTCTCTTTAAGAGACAACTCAGCGATCTTGACTCGACGTTCAAAGTCTTTCGACTCATCATCTTCATCTAGGTTGTTAGACAATGCAGAGATATACTTGGCCTGAGCCATCTGAGGAGCCAACTGAGCGTCAACCTGAGCCTTGTTAGCGTCAGCCATAGCCTTTTGAGCCTGTGCCTGAGTTAACTGAAGCTGTGCTGCCATCAGTTCCATCTGCATCTGTTGCTGCTGCATCGCAGCTTCCTGAGCCTGTGGGTTAGGTTGAGAAGCAGCCTTGATTTGCTCAAGGAGTTCCTCTCGGTTAGCCACACCCATGTTGTCAATCACAGCAGCAATCAACAAGGGGTACACAGGACTGTCTTGGCCCATCGTCTGCATCAACTGAACCAACTGGGTGACCTCGTATTCACGAGCAATCACACCCAGAGAGCTAGAAGCAACAAACTTAAAGTCTTGGACAGGGTAGTTGTCAGGATCAAACTGCATATAACGCCAAGCAGT